CCGCTGGGGATTCGCCCCACGATGGGCACTGGTGCGTTCTGGAGCCAGGTAAACACCCGCGTGATGGAGCAGTTCATTGATAAGGCGGAATATCTACTGACCATCGACTACGACACCTTTTTCACCCGCGAGGACGTAGAGCACCTCTTCGCGATGGCCATGACGTTTCAGTGCGACGCGCTCACGGGATTGCAGACGAAGCGGGAAGACGGCCGACCGATGCTCACGCTACCGGGCACGCTCGACAACCCGCCCGAGGACGGGAAGACGAGCCTGCCGATGTCGTGGTTCTCCGAGCCGGTGCAGGAGGTGGACACGGCCCACTTCGGGCTGACGGTCATCAGCACTGCCGCCCTGAAGCGGTGCAAAAAGCCTTGGTTCTGGTCGAAGCCCGGCCCTGACGGCTCGTGGAACGAGGGCCGCACCGACGATGACATCTGGTTCTGGCGCAACTGGCGGGAGAGCGGCAACCGCGTCTTCATCACGCCGCGCGTGGTCCTGGGCCACGGTGAGTATGTCGTGACGTGGCCGGGGCAGAACCTCGGCAAGCCCGTGTTTCAGTGGACCACCGAGTTCACGACCAACGGAAAGAAGCCCGAAACTGCATGGAGCGTGCCCCAATGAAGAAACTGAAGATGCTGCGAGCGTTCAGGAACTACCGCCCCGGCCAGGTGGTGGAGATCCCCGGCGGGCTCGCCCAAGAGTTGATCGCCAAGCGGTTCGCGGTGGAGGACCGGCAGCAGGAGTTGATCGAGACGGCCGCCGTCGAGCACGACGTAGAGACGGCCGACGCCACGCCCAAGCGGAGACGCAAGAAGTGAAGTACCGCAGCCTCAGCCGCCAGACGCCGCCCGCCGTGGAGCCCGTGACGCTCTCCGAGGCGAAGGCCCACTGCCGCATCGACGGCAACGCCGACGACGCCTATGTGGCCTCGCTCATCACGGCGGCCCGCGAGTGGTGCGAGCAGTACCTCGACCGCACGCTCGTTTACACCCAGTGGGCGATGAGATTCGACCGATTCCCCACGTCGGGCATCGAGGCGATTGAGTTGCCCCGCCCGCCTATGGCCGTCGCTGGCACGGCCACGGCTGTGTCGCTGACGTTCACGACTGACAGCGGCACGACCGGCACCTATGCCGTGGAGCAGTTCCGCGTGGACCGCCAATCGACGCCGGGCACGGTGCTGCCGATCTACGCTGGCACCTGGCCGCCGCACCGGATCGACGCCGGGGCACACGCCGTGACGTGGTGGGCGGGCTACGGCCCCAGCGGGACCGACGTGCCCGCCGCGATCCGCCACGCGATCCTGATGCTCGTGGGCTTCTGGTACGACAACCGCAGCACGGTGCTCGTGGGCTCGATCTCCAAGGAGTTAGAGTTCGCCGTATCGTCCCTGCTCGACTCGCAGAAGTGGGGCTCCTACCGATGATCGATGCCGGGAAGCTCCGCGACCGCATCACCGTGCAGATCGCCAGCGGCACGACGAATGCCCTGGGCGAGACGGTGCTGGCGTGGAGCGATTCCTCGGCCGTGTGGGCGAGCGTGGAAGGCGTGAGCGCCCGCGAGGCTCTGACGGCCGGGCAGCAGGAGACGAGCATTAGCCACAAGGTGCGGCTGCGTTACCTGCCGGGCCTCACCCAGCAGATGCGGTTTGCATGGCGTGGCCGCACGCTGGAGATCGTGAGCCTGCTCGAACACGGCAACCGCAGCGAGCACGAGGCTATTTGCCAGGAGCGCCGGGATGGCTGAAGAGACGGGCATCCGGCTGACGGCAAACATCCCCGGCCTGGAGGATGTTCGTGAGCAGTTCTTGGCGTTCGGCAAAAACTACGCGGCAAAGTACATCGCCTCGGCTCTGAAGAACGCAGCAGAAAAAGGTGGCACGCGGGAGGCTCTCAAGAACGCCACGCCCCGTGGCCGCACCGGAAACCTCAAGCGATCGGTGGCAGTCAAGACCAAGCGCTACGTTCGCCAAGGCACTGGCGTTGCGATCATCGGCTACAAGTCGGGCCGGAAGATGAACGAGCCATACGACAACACGAAGCTCGGCTACCACCAGGGGCTCGTGGAGTTTGGCACGAAGGAGCGGTTTCGCCGCACCGAGGCGGGCCTGCGAGTCTCCACCGGCAAGATGCCCGTGGGCGGAAGTTATGGCCGCCCGCCTGTTCGCACGGCGTGGCAACTGACCCGCAGTCGCGTTGAGGGCATGATCGTTGAGGAAATGAAAAAGGCACTTGAGGCGGCAGCCCGCGAGATGGCCGCCTACATCAAATCCCGCCAAGGGCCATTCTGATGAAATCCCCCGAGATGGTCCTGCGAAACGCCCTGCTTTCCAACGCCGCCTTCACTGGGCTGGTCGGCAGCCGCATCTACCCGCTGCGGTACGTCGGCCCCTCGCCCGTGCAGTTCCCGCTGGTGATTTGGCGGCGGGCCAGGATTCTGCGTGAGCAGACCCTGGTTGGCCCGGTTGGCGTGCCCCGCGTCAGCGTTGAGTTTTACGTTTACGCCGAGACCTACACCGGAGCGCGCGAGGTGGCCGACGCCATGCGTGTCGTTCTGGATGGGTACGGGGGAACTTTTGACAATGTGGAAGTGAAGCAGGCTTCGCTGGAGGACGAGTCGGACGATCTCGTTTCTCTCGAAGGGGCAGAGACTTCGCTGTATTCCGTACTTCAGACCTACGACATTCGCTGGCAGGAGACTTAACGCATGGCCTCGACGCCCCATGATTCGACCGGCACCACGTTCACCTTCGCCGGTACTGGCTACACGGTGACGAGCATCACCTACTCGCTCAACGACGTTTCTGGTGGCGATACCATCGACATCTCGCATCTCGGCCTGACGGCTGGCAGCAGCGTCTTGACTCAGAGCCGCCCGCTTCAGGGCTCGGCTACGGATACGGGCCGCGAGGTGTCGATTGAGTACATCGGCAACAGCGTCATCACGGACGGCACTAGCGGCACCCTGGCGATCACTGGCGGGATCTCGCTCTCGAAGGCCGCGACTGTGGCTTCGTCAAGCGTGACGCTCGCCGTGAACGATGTCATCAAGGGCTCGGCGACGTTTAGGGTTGCCCGCTAAGTCACGGGAGGTTTTCCCGTGGCGTCGTACAGCGCAGGCATCAGCGTCAGCTTCAACGGCACTCCCTTTGCGGAGGTCGTGGGCCTTTCGTGGACTTGGGGCGGTGGCCTCCCCAAGGGCCGCAGCGCTGTCTGGACAGACGACGCCGGGAGCGTCAGCGTCGAGACGATTGGCGGCACCTCTACTGGCTTGTATGGCACGGTGGGCTCGCTCGCCATTTCTGGCGGCGGCATGGGCTTGACGTGTGATGCATGCTGCACGTCAGTCGGTGCGGCGGCTGAACTCAACGGAGTGACGCGCTACACCTTCGAGTTCAAGATCATTCAGTAGAGGAACGCATGGCACTCACGAAAGAGCAAATCCTGGCAGCGGACGACCTGGGCCTGCTTGAGATCAAGGTAAAGGAATGGGGCGGCAGCGTCTTCTGCCGTGTGATGAGTTGCGGCGAGCGCGACGCCTACGAAAACGATTGGGTGCTGAACAAGGCCAAGGGGGTCGAGAACTTCCGCACGAAGTTCCTGGCAAAGTGCCTGTGCGACGAGAAGGGCGAGCGGCTCTTTACCGACGCCGAGGTTGAGCAGTTGGCGAAAAAGTCGGCCAAGGTGATGAGTCGCGTCTGGCAGAAGGCGATGCAGCACAACGCCTTGACCGAGGCCGACGTGGAAGAGTTGGGAAAAGGCTAAACGTCCGGCCTACACGGCGCTTCCTCTTCCGCCTGGCCGGGCACCTGAAGATGACAGTGGGCGAACTCTGCCAGCGCATGGACTCGCGCGAGCTCGCAGAGTGGGTTGCGTTCACCCGTTATTACCAGCCTCTGCCCGACCCGTGGCGGCAGACGGGGCTGCTAGCCTCCGCATCTCTTGCGCCATACTGCCCAAGAGGACGCACGCCCAAGGCGGAAGACTTCGTGCCCATTGATCGTGCCCCGCAGCACGACCTTCAGATTCTCGAAGCGCTCGAACGGATGAAGGCCGATTTGGAAGGCTGACTATGGCAACAACAATCGGCCTCGGCGTTCAGTTCACGGCGAACGCCAACGGCATGACGAAGGGGCTGGCGCAGGCCGAGCAGGCCATGCGCCAACTGGCCCGCCAGGCCGGTGACGCCACCAAACTCTTCTCGACGTTCGCCAGTTCCAGTGCCGCCGCCGCCGCCGCGCAGCAGCAGATCGCCACCGACATCGCCTTTCTGAATAGCGCACTGAAGACGGGCCAAGTCACGGCTGACCAGTACGCGGCGGAAATGCTTGCGATCACGCAGGCCGCGCAGGCCCAGGCGGCAGCGTTTGCGGAGGGGGTGGCGATCACCGAACAGCAGGCCACCGCCGAAGAAAAGCGGGCGGCCAAACTGGAACGCCTCGCGCAGTTGCTTGAGCAGGGGGCGATCTCGGAAGAGACCTTCGCCCGCGCGTCAGCGGATGCGTCTGGGGCCAACGCTGCCGCAGCCGAGGCCGAGGAGGCCCGCGCCAAGGCGTTGCAGCGTGCCGCGCAGATCACGCAGGCGAACCTCACGCCGCAGGCTAAGTACGACCAAGAGGTGCTCGAACTCAAGGACCACCTCGACGCTGGCCGCATCTCGCAGGAGACGTTCAACGCCGCGCTCGCCAAGGCCACGGCATCATTTGCGAAGGCCGAGTCCGCAGCCAAGGGCTACGACAAGGCGGCAGACGCTGCGGGGGATGGCGGCAATCTCAAGTTCAACGAACTCTCTGGCATCCTGGCTGCCCTGCCCGGCCCGATCGGCAACGTGGCTGGCCGCCTGTCTGGGCTGTCGAGCGCAGGCGAGGGTCTCGGCCGTGTCTTTTCCGGCGGCATTTCTCAGGGGCTGTCGAGCATCGGCACGTCGGTGGCCGGGCTCATCAACCCCTTCACGGTTGGCATTGCAGCAGTGGCCGGGTTTGGTGCCGCTGCGGCTGGCGTGGCCAGAGGGCTGCTTGATCTCGAAGACCGCGTGGAGAAACTCGGGAATCTGGCCGACCAGTTGGGCATCGAGTTCGAGTTCATGCAGGTCATGGAGGAGGCCGCCGCTAGGTCTGGCGTTTCCGTCGAGACGCTTGCGGGCTCAATGACTCGGCTGCAAAAGACACTGGCGGGTGCGGACGAAGAGAGTAAGGCGGCCGTGTCTGCACTGGATCGCCTTGGCATTTCCGTTGACGAACTCAACGGCCTTTCTCAGCAAGACCAGATTCGACTGATCGGAAGCAGGCTTGCGTCAATTGAAGATCCGGCCCAACGCACAGCTGCCGCGATGGCCCTTTTCGGCAAGAGCGGCGCGGCCTTATTGCCGTTCTTCAACAACTTAGACCCTGCCGCCAGCGACCTTGAAAGATTCGGCAAGGTACTGAGCACGCTGGATCGTGGCCGTGTGGACGACTTCGGCGCTGGCCTCGACGCCTTGCGTGTCGCCACTACGGGCTTAAAGACCGACCTGCTGCTGCCGTTCACGGGGCTGGGCGAAGGCATCGCTAAGGGGGCGGCTGAGTTTATTGGTGGGATCAACGCGATCGTGGACCCGATTGGGAACATCCTTGAGCCGTTGCTGTCAAACGTGGGAACTCTTTTTGAAACGTTCGGTGTTGTTCTTGGAACAATCGGGCGAAACATTGGTGCATTACTCGCCCCGTTTGGAGAGTTGGCGCAGGCAGTTGGGGCAGTTGCGGTCACATTCAACGACGCGTTCGTAGACGTTGTTCGATACTTGGGCGACGCGAGCAATGCGGCTACGGAATGGCTTGTTTCCTTCTCGACCATTGGCGTGATCGCCGACAACATCGGCGTGATCGGCGAAACGATTAGCCGACTCGCCACGATCATCGGCACGGCGTTCACCCAGGCGGCGCAGTATGTCAGTGGGCTGGCCTCATCGTTCGCGGAGTTCATCGGCCTCGGCGGTGCCATTGAGAGCATTGGCACCGTCATCAACGCAGTGTTCGGCAGCGTCTCGTCTGTGTTCAGCACGATCTCGGAAGCAGTCGGCGGCACCGTCGGCCGCCTGCTGACGATTGCCGAAAACTTCCTTGGCATTGAGCGAACCGCCCAAGACGCTGGCGAAGCCGTCGAGCAGGCTGTCGAGTTCACGCCGCCCGAGGGATTCAACGACTACGAGAAGGCCATTCAGGACTCGCGTGCGGCCATCAACGCCGCCATCGCGGAATCGGCAGAGTTTGGGCAGGCTGGCTTCGACGCCGCCCTGCAATTCCAGACGGCACTGGAGCAGCTGAAGGCCCAGGCCGACGCTGGCATTCTCAACGAAGAGGCATACCGCCAAGAGATCGCAAAGGCGACCGACGCCTACAAGTCGCAGATTGACACGATCAAGGAAGCCCAGAAGGCAGAGGAGGAAAAGATCGCCGCCGCCGAGCGGGCGGCAGCGGCTGTGATTGCCGCAGATCAAAAGCGTGCCGATTCGTTTATAGAGTCGCAGGGACTCGGCGGCGAAGATCCGCGAGTGAAGGCCGCCGAAGACCTCCTGGCGATCACCCGCCAAATCGACGAGGCCGAAACGGCGATCGTGGATGCCCGCGCCGCTGGCGACAGGGCCGCCGAGCAGGCAGCCCTGCGACGGCTCGCCGTCTTGGACCAGGCCCAGGCAGCCGCTCAAGAAGTGGTTGAGGTGGGGTTCAGCACCAACGACGCCAACAGGGCGATCGAGGAAGTGCAGGCCAGTCTCGACGAAGCCTTCACGTTTGACAACTTCCAGATCGCACCCGATGCGTTCAATGCGGCACAGGCCGAGTTGCAGTCGCTCCAGCAGCAACTGCTTGACGGCAGCATTGATCCCGAGACCTACCGCATGGCGGCCGACGAACTCCGTGCGGGTTTTGAGGATGCGGTACAAGAGGCAGAGAAGCTCGGCGAGTTGCAGCTGAAGTATGCGGAGGCTGCCGCAGAGATTGACCAAGAGCGACTCGACAAGCTCGCGAAGGTTTCGCAAGAGCCGCTCAAGATTGAGGACGTGCGAACCTCGGCCGGTGCGTCGGAGTTCCTGCGGCTCGCGTCGGGCAGGCAAGACCCTGCGGTCGAGGAATACCGCAAGCAACTCACGAAGCTCGACGAGATCAAGAAGGAAATCGCCAAGGTTGGCGGGACCGTGGAAATCGTAGGTGCTTAATGGCCGTTCTCTCTTACCGCGAAATCCTGCCGCGCACTTTCTCGCACAAGTTTGGCGAGTCGCCGACTGCCGAGATCAAGTACGCCCTCACGCTCGACGGCGCGACGAGCACGCAGAACATCCTTGGGGCAATCGGCATCTTTCACGGGGCCGCCCACCCCGAGTATGCGTACCTGATTTGCCACAACGGGCAGGTGACGGAAACCGACCGCTTCCACGCGGAGGTGACGTACAGTTACGAAGTACCGAAAGAACACGACTATGACGCCAATCCGCTCTCACGTCCTGACATCTGGTCATTCTCTACCGGCGGCATTTCGGTCCCGACGTTTCGCTACTACAACGGCAACGGCAACAACGACATCAAGACGCTCACGAACACGGCTGGCGACATCATCGAAGGGGCGCAGACCATCGAGGGCGAGTTGCGGCTGTCCATCGCAGGCAACCGCGCAGCGTTCCCGATCGCCCAGGCCGTCGCCGTCACCGGGGCTGTGAACTCCGATTCGTTCCTTGGGGCTTCGGCCCACCAGTGGATTTGCAACGGCATCAGCGGCCAGCCCGCCACCGAAGTCGTGAACGGCGTGGAAGTGAAATACTGGCAAGTCACCGCCGAACTTTCGTACAAGGCCAGCGGCTACAAGCTTTTCCTTCCTAACGCCGGGTGGAATTACCTGGAAAGCGGGCAGAAAAAGCGGGCCTACGTCATCGACAACGAAAGCGGCGACAAGGTTGCCAGTGCCAATGTCGTGGCGCTTACGGAAAGCGGGGCGATCAAAACATCGGGCGACCCAATCATTCTCGATCGCCGCGTAAACCCCGCCGTGGCGTTCGCCACCTACTTCGGCACGCCGCCCTTCTAAGGTGACGCATGGCCCAGAAACCAGACGGCAGACCTGCCCGCACTGAGCGCGTGACATTCACGCGGCCCGCTGCGGAGCGGATCGCCAAGGTGGTGCGAACCGTCGAGGCGGGCGACCGCGACCAGGCGGGGCTGACGTTTGGCAACCGCGTCACCGGCCCTTCGGGCAAGGCGTTCCGCGTGGCCACATTCACGGGCTCGTGGTCGATCAACGGCGAGAAGGTCGTGACGTTTCGCAATCAGACGACGACGCCGAACACGGTGTCGGCCGTGAATCTGTTTATTGAACTCCCCGAAAACGGCAAGCGCAACTGTGCCGTGGCGAAGGACGGCACGGCGTGGTATCTGACGCAGTGGCAGTGGGATGCGTCCACCGCTCTCAGCAGCGCCACGCTCGGCGGGTCGCTAGAGTTTGGGCGTATCAATGTGCCTTCGCTCGGCACGGCTTCCACCGTTTCCATCTCCGTCACCACCTGCGCTACGGCCACGTCTTCGCCATGACGCTTGTAAACCAAGACGGGAAGCTGCTGCTGCGGAACGGTGCGCTCGCCACCGGGCAGGCGTGCTGTTGCGGTGGCTGTTCTGGACCGTGTAGCAGCAATCTCCAGTGCCAACCGGGGTGCCAGTGCTGCATCATTCCAAATATTGGCGGCTTCGGTGCGGTTGGCATTGCTCGCTCTTGCGTGAAGCAAGGCCAATGCAATTACCCGTGCGCCTGCGGTGGCACTTTGTCATCCAAGACGATAATGGCGACTGGAAGCGTTACGCTGCCAGGCGAGCCTGGTGACTGCGCGGGCGGCACTTACTCTTTCAATTTCAGGATGGTTCACTTTCTTGGAACGATTACAGGCTGCCAGACCATAACAATCGAGTCTGCATCGATTTCAATTGTTGGCTACATGGGGTGCGAGGCCGATGGAGTGTGGAGAAGTCAGGTTGTCTTTCATGCATACCCGTGCAACGGGAGTTCCTACACATGCACGGTCGGGTCGGGGCAGTACATTGGCGCTGCGACCGAACCAATCACGCATGCGTCAGCGCAGGAGGGGCTCGCGTGCGTCCCTCTAACTAAATCCTTCTCCTCTACGGAGCAAGAAACGCAGGTGTCGATTAACGGCACTATTTCGGTGACCTAATGGCGATTTTATTTACGAAAGACGGTAGTGCTGTTTGCGGCAAGTGCGGCAGCAGCATCGGAACAATCGCCACCCCGCCATGGCTTTGCGCTAACTGCCAAGGCAGTTCTTTCGCCGGGCCGCCGCAAGCACCACCGGCGCACGGCCCAGGCACCGAGCTCAAAAAACTCCTGTCGCGAGTCGGCATCACGGCCACGCCCAACTGCTCCTGCAACGCCCGCGCCCGCAGGATGGACGAGGAGGAGGCCAAGTCGCCCGGCTGGTGCGAAGCCCACCTCGACGAGATCGTGGGCTGGCTCCGCGAGGAGGCGACGAAGCGCGGGCTGCCGTTCGTTGACATGGCCGGTAGGGTGCTGGTTCGCCGTGCGATTTCCAACGCACGGAAGGAGGCGGCCCGTGCCACGCAAGCAGCCAACGCCCAAGGCAGCGAAGCCTAACCTCGCCGAGCTCGACTACGAGGACGACGACGCCTCGCCGCCGTTCACCTTGGACGACGACGGCAACATGGTCCTGCGGCGCTCTGCGAAGCCCAAGCCGAAAGGGAAGCACCGTGGCAAGAAAGCCGACAAGCCTGCTCGATGACGTGCTGGCTCGTACGCGGAACCGCAGCCCTGGATTCGGGACGTGGTTTGAGCGGCTGCCCGCTGAGGCCCAGGCGGAACTGGAAGCGGTGCGGGCTTCGTTCGATCACGCGACACACCAGAAGACGGCCTTCGCTCGTGCGATCATGGAGGCCGCGAGCGAGCGCGGCTGGAAGACCAGCGGCTTGCAAGGAGTGATCCAGTGGCTAAACGGAAAACGCTAGCGGCTTCCGTGGCATCGAAGCTCCCGCCCGCGAAGCCTGCCGCCGATGCCGAACAGGTGACGCAGCGGCAGGACGGCGATTCGCTGGAGGCCCGTTCGACGAGCCGACGCATCAAGACGGTGGAGGATCTGCTTCGCCACATCGAAGCCGACATGGCCCGCTTCGAGGTCGCAGCCAGCGAGGCGACTAAATGGGAGTGCGGCGACGGCGACGGCGGCACCATCGAACTACACCGCGTCTTCGTGCGGCTCAAGCCCAAGGGCGGGCCGACCACCATCGAAGTTGTCGAGGCGATGATCGACGCCGCTAAGAAGACGCTCCGCAAGCCCTTGACCAAAACCGTCAAGGCACCCAAGGCAGACGGCCTATGGCAGGTGCTCGTCATCAGCGACACGCACTTCGGGGCATACTCGTGGAGCAAGACCACGGGCGGCAGCGACTACGACCTCGACCTGGCCGAGCAGCTCGTGGGCAAAGCCGGGGCCGAACTGGTGGCAGTGGGTGATGCCCATAAGCCCGCGCGCCGCACGATCGCGTTCCTGGGCGACCTCTTCCACTACGACACGCCGAGCGGCACGACAACCGGCGGCACGCCGCTGGAGCGGGACGGGCGGCTCCAGAAGATGATTCAGGTGGGGTGCGACTCGCTGCTGGCGATTGTCGAGCGGTCGGCGGCCTCGGCCCCCACCGACGTGGTGATCGTGAACGGCAACCACGACGAGGTGCTGACGTGGGCCTTTCAGCGGATCCTCGTGGAGCGGTTCCGTGGCTCGAAGGCCGTGACGATCAAGCCCGACTTCCTCTCGCGGCAATACCTCACGCACGGGCGCAACCTGCTCGGGTTCACGCACGGGCACAAGGCGAAGCGGAAACTCCCGCAGATCATGGCCCTGGAGCAACGCGAGGCGTGGAGCCGCAGCACGTACCGCGAATGGCACACGGGGCATCTCCACCACCAGGCGGCCGAGCACAACAAGCCGCTCGACACGCTTGACGGCGTGATCGTGCGGACGGCCCCGACGATCTGCCCGCCGGATGATTGGCACTCGGCCAACGGATTCCTCGGGGCTAGACAGGCATGCGAAACATTCCTCTACAGCCCCGATGGCGGGCTGCGATCGATGCACGTCAGCGAAGGGAACAGAAAGGGATGATTACCGT